AAAAAGACAAGTGATAGACTCTACAATCTTAAATATAATAATCCAAAGACGCCTGAAAGAGATCAACAGGTACAAGAGTTGATTGATGATATTCAGGCGACTTGTAAATTAATTGCTAACGATACACAACCATATGACAAATAAAGATATAACTATAAAACAATTAGAAGACCAGAAAAAAGAACTAAAAGAAAAGCTAGAACATTATGAGTTTAATGGTCCTTCTGGTAAAGTACAACAAATTGAAGATGAGTTGTACGAAGTAAACGATACAATAAAGAAATTAAATGTATAGAATAATATTAATCTTAATCGCTGGTTTATTAGTCACTAATTGTATGGCGACTAGATCAAATGTTGGTGCTACATTAGGTGCTACAACCACTACAGGTGCTTGTGTATCATTAGGTGTTGATAACCCATATGCTATAGCTACTTGTGCTGTAGTAGGTGCCTTTGCTGGTGCTGAAGTAATGTACAATTCAGATTATGATGTACACAATGCTGTATTCGTAGACCATTTAAATACAAGTCCAAATGGTTCTAGTTATACAAATTGGTTTAATAATAAAACTGGTAACAGTGGTATTATAAAAGTGTATCATACATATCAAAAAGGGCCAATCAAGTGTAAAGACTATGACGCTACAATAGATATATCAAATCAATGGCCGTTAGTGGGTATTGGTGGAGTAAATAGAGAAATGGTATTTGGTACTGCTTGTCAGTTACCAGATGGCAGATGGATTGAGGATCCTACAAATGGATAATTGGAATAATTTAATGATTAAATACTTACAAGGTACGGCCTTAGCAGGTAGAATAATCTTTGTGGCTATGGCAATAGCTTTTGTATTAGTGTATTTAACGGACTTAATTATATGAAAAATTTATTATTAATAATATGTTTATTATTTTTGACAAGTATTATTGTCAATTACGCCTACGGTGATGATATATTATATTCAAAAGTAAAAACAATAGAACCACACGAAGTCAATGGTCAATATTGTTTTGTTAAAGTTATTATAAAACAACAAGGCGACAGTATTGTAAAAGAAGAAATTTTAGAATGTGCTGATGGTAAAAAAGGTATTGAAACGCCAGGTTATTGGGAGTTATTTGCTCAGTTTTACTACCGTGATGTATCAGTACCAGAGTATTGCCGATATTATAGTCGGAATAAACACGCTTTTAAGACACCAGGAAAGACGTGTTTAATGGTAAATGGTGAATGGGAGGTTAGATGATTAAGAATATTATCATAATCTCACTTGTTTTTGTAATTTACACAGGAATGACGGCTCCTGAAGCTTTAGAATGGGTATCAATGGGCCTTGACAAATTACAAGATTTAGTATATAATGTAAAAAGTGAGGTTAATTAATTATGAATAAAATGAAAAAACTAGTAGGAGTTGTTATCGCTGGATTATTGGTGGCTAACTGTTCTTCTACATATAAGATGAAATCCGAGAGTGGTAAAGTCTTAAAAGAAGTACCAAAGTGGTACATGTCAGATTTTTCTGAAAAGAAAGCATGTGGTACTACTACATTTGGTAAAGGCAAAGATAAAGTGTGTATCTTTGGTGTTGGTACGGCCGTGTCGCCTGATCTACAATTAGCAATTGAAAAAGGTATGATGATTGCTAAAGCAGAAATGGCTGATATTATCAAAGGCGAAATGAATAAGTCTAGTAAACAATTTATTACAGAGCTAGGTAAAAACCATAACAAAACAACTGTATCAGAGGTTGAGTCAACTATTGTTAACTTGATTGAAAATACACAAGTTAGAGGTTACGAAATCTGGAATAAAGATGTAACAATTACTAAAAATAATTATTACAGAGTTTGGATTGGCTTAAAGTTACCAATGGGTGAGTACAATAAAATGTACAACTTCACAATAGCAGAGGCTGTTGACGCCTATAATACTAAAGAAAAAGCTAAGATTGCTTACGAAGAACTAATAGGTAAAAAAGATGAAAATAGTAATATACAGTAAGAACAACTGTCAATTTTGTACCAAGGCCAAACATATGATTAAGTCACTTGGCCTTGAATACGAAGAAAAGTCATTAGAGAAAGACTTTGATTCAGACCCTAGCAAAATGATGGAAGACATTGGTAAACCAGTAAGAACTATGCCACAAATAAAGATTGATGGTGATTTAGTTGGTGGTTATAATCAATTAGTAGAACATTTTGCTGACAAAGGTAAAGTTAATTTTAAAGGTGAGATTATTTAATGGCTGAGTATAGCTCACACGATTGGCGTAAACATACAGACGAAGCTGTTGTTGTAGATGGCGAACATGTATTAAAAGTAAATGATAGTAAAGTGTTATTTAAAAATCCACAATCTCTAAAAGAGGAAGAGGTTGATGTATCAAGGTTGATTAGGGTATATGTAAATAACAGAGAGGGTCATAGAAGAAGTGTCAAGTGATGATAATATAATACAATTTCCAACAAACAAGATTGTTGAAAAGTCCACAACAGGACCAAGAGTGAAAGATGATAAGGCTGCCAAAAGAATTAGAGATCATCAAACTAAACAGTTTGTAGAAACAGCAGTAGATGATATTAGTATGAATTTATTAAGACAACTATATGACTTATCAATTAAAACAGAGAAGAATACATTTACAAAAGACTTAGCTATGGTCGTTGATATGATTAGAGGTTTAGTCTATAGAGATTTTGATATGATACATCCAGCACAGAAATTATCAGACAAGTTGGTACATTTAAATAGTAATAAAGGCAGTGCTTTATCAGCTAGAATAGATTATACTAGTGTAATTGATAAACCAGCAAAGACTAATAAACCATTAAGTAAAGATGTAAAACAAGATTTAAATAATCTAAATGATTCAACCATATTTGAGGGAGATGATTTAGATGAATAACAAAATTCTTACGAGAATCGCCGTTGCCGGTCGTAAAATAGTATTTAATAAATCAATTGAAAAGGAGAAAAATCATGTTTGGTTTAAATAAAAATAAAACAGAAACTAGAGGAAGAAAAAAATTGTCTAAAAAGGCAAAAATTCTTAATCTATTACAAAGAGGTCAATCAGTATCTTGGAAAGCTTTAAATACCACTTACGGTCTAAAGTCACCTAGAGCTATGGTTGATACTTTAAGAGCTGAAGGTTTTATGATCTACGGTTCAAAATCAAAAGGTAACCATGTGTACAGAATGGGTACACCTACTAGAGCGATTATATCAGCAGGTATAAAAGCCCTATACGGAACACCTTTTAAATACGACAATGCTTCAGTTGTAGCACCTACAAAAGCTACAGTTGCTTCTATTGACGCCTAACACAATTGAGGGAGTGGCCTTCGGGCCACTTCTAACACAATGACATTTACACACGGACTAGGTTTAGGAGTTTTAGGTTGTATAGTTACCTTTATAGGTTTCTTTATGGCCTTTTTAGTTATAAATCATAATAAGAAAAAAGAATTACAAAGATTAAAAGAATTGGAAGAGAGAAAAAAGTTTCCAGATCACTATTTTGGTGATGATACAGTATGATACACCACATTGATTGTTTAAAATTTTTAGAAACAAAAGCAGATGAATCTTTTGATGTGTGTATATCAAGCCCACCATATAATCTAGGAATAAATTACAGACAATACAAAGACACAAGAGAAGATTACATATCTTGGATGAAAGAGGTATGGTATGAAGTGTGTAGAGTTTTAAAACCAAATGGCCACCTATTTTTAAATTTAGGTTATTCAAAAGATAATCCTTTTGATGTATTTAAAATTGCTGAGAATGTGCCTTGGAAATTACAAAACAATATTATATGGGCAAAGTCAGTAGAGGTTGATGGTAAAGTTAGAGGTTATTCTACACCAACAACAAGCAAAAGATATTTACAAAATGGCTGGGAACATTTGTTTCATTTTACAAAAGACGGTAATACAGAGATAGATTTAAAATGGTCAGGTGTGCCTTATGATGAGGCATATAATAATGCTGAACGAAATAAAAAAAGAAGTGGTAGAGATTGGAGACCGACAACTAATTGTTGGCATATAACTTATCAAAGTAAAGCGACAAAAGATATTACAGCAGAGATAGCTGGTAAAGATAAACACCCAGCAATATTTCCTAGGCAGTTAGTAGAAAAGTGTTTAAAAGTATCTGGTCTTAAACAAGGAGTTGTATTTGATCCTTTTATGGGTACAGGCACAACGGCCGTGGTTGCCAAAGAGTATGATTTAGAGTATATTGGTTGTGAAATAGATAAAGCATATATAGAAACAGCAAACAGTAGATTAACACGAACATTATGATATTAGTAGATTTAAACCAAATATTGATTTCAAACTTAATGGCACAAGTTAGAGGTAAGGGTGATGTAAAACCAAACAAAGATATGATAAGACACATGGTCTTAAATTCTTTGAGAGGTTTCAATGTAAAGTTTAAAAAAGAATATGGTCAGATGGTACTATGTTCAGACGCTGGTAATCCATGGCGTAGAGATTTTTTCCCACAATACAAACATAGTAGAAAGATGGCCAGACAAGATGGTCCGTTTGATTGGGATAATATATTTAAGATTATAACGGAAGTAAAAAATGAGATAGCTAAAAACTTCCCTTACATAATGATGTATGTTGAGAACTGTGAAGCAGATGATATTATAGCAACATTATGTAAACAACAGACAGAGGATTTGTACCTGATTGTATCAGGCGACAAGGACTTTATACAACTACACCACTATGGTAATGTGTACCAATGGTCACCTTTCTTAAAAGGTTATATTGGTGAACAAGAGGATCCTGTAAGATTTTTAAGAGAACAAATTATTAAAGGTGATAGATCAGATGGTGTACCAAACATATTGAGTCCAGATGATCAGTTTGTAACTGGTACAAGACAGAAACCTATTACTAAACAAAAGTTGGCAGAGTGGTCTAATTTAGATAATATACCACTAGGCTCAGAAACTAAAAAGAACTACAACAGAAACAAAAAGTTAATTGATCTAAGCCAGATACCATTAACGATACAGGAAAACATTATAAATAAATATAAAGACTATAAAGTACCAGACAGGTCGCTCCTGTTACCATACTTTATTGATAATAAAATGAAGTCAATGATAGAAGTTATATCAGACTTTTGAAACATATATGGAGTAAATAATGGCTGAACAAGCAAACCCTAACTTAATTAGTAAACAAGCCATGGCGGCTATGTCAAGTACATCAGGTACTTCAGGCGAAACCGTACATGAAATCTTTACTAAAATTAATAACGCTAAAGATAAACCTAAAAAGATTGAAGTATTAAAAAAGTATGATAGTCCAGCTATCAGAGCAATCTTAAAGGCAGGATTTGATCCTAAAATCAAGTTTGTATTACCAGAAGGAACACCACCTTACATAGCGAATGATGTACCAGTAGGTACAGAGCACTCTATGTTAAGAAATGAGTATAGAAGATTATACCTTTTTATAGAGGGTGGCGATAATACAATTAGTAAAACTAAAAAAGAAACTTTGTTTATACAATTATTAGAAGGCTTACATCAAACAGAAGCTGAGTTAATGATAAATGTAAAAGATAAAACATTAAACAAAGCGTATAAAGGTCTAACAGAGCAAGTGGTAAAAGAAACCTTTGGCTGGGACGACAACTTTATGAGAATTACCAAGTAATTCAGACGAATCACATGGTCGGACACGCTCCGGCCATGCCAAAACCCTTACCTCCCAACGAAAATAAACGCTTGACTTATAGCGTAAAATGGTGTATTCTATAACAATAAATATAAGGAGAATATACTATGAAAAAATACTTGATTACATTAACAATCATATTGGCAACAATGTGGTTTACTTTAACAAGTTTAATGACCTCTGTTAAAGCTGATGATTATAATACGGCAGTTATAGGTCATATTATACAAACCAAAGTAAATGGCGATAACGCTGACGTTGCTAAGTTGTTAGAAAACGAAATGGCTAAGTTAGGTCACCAGTTTGCTTTAGAGTCAATACAAATAATACAGGCTTATTTACCTGCTATATTAGATGGTATTTTGGCTGAAATGAGATTACAAGCAGATAAAGAATATAAGTGTTCTTTATTAAAAGGTAGTGATATACAGGATGATTGTAAGTGATTTTTTTTATCTTAATCAAAAGGGAGAAAAATGTCAGATCAGAGAGTCAAAAAAATATTAAAGAGAGAATTATCTAGTAGAACAAAGTATAGAACAACATATAAAGATATTAAACATTATTTTAAAATGATCAATAAAGTTGTATTTAAAAACCAACTATCTCCGTTCAATGAAATTCTTATAAAAAAGATTTACAAAGATAAGTCTAAAAAATACTGTTATGGCCAAGTCACGGCATGGACATGGAAAAGAAAAGGCACAGTACAATACTGGCTAGAAATGTTACCAACATACAGAGATAAAAAAGACTTTATAGACACATTAGGACACGAAATGGTACACCTATATCAAATGGCCAATTTAGGTGACACAGGAAATCATAATAAAGTATTTTATAGTTTCCGACCAAAACTAAAGAAGATCGGCCTTGATTTATAATGAAAGAGAGAGTGAAGTATGAGAAAAGTAAAAGAGTTAGATCCCTATATTAAAGCAAGAGTTGGTGAGGCACTACTACAATTAAGAGAGTTGGTGAAACCATCAAATAGGTCGGGCACAAGTAAAGTATATTATGAGGGCAATTGGGTAATTGATATTCATAATAACTATACAGAAAAACAAGCAGAAAAGATATTCGCCACGGCTAAATCATTTACAGATAAGTTAGAGTTTTTTCAAAAGAAGATGAACTATGCTTATGAGAATGTTGATGAGTCACCTATACAATCATATGAATATATAGCGAGGCTTAAATGAGATATGTAATAAAAACATTAATGGCAGTAGTTGTTGTTATGTTTTGTACAGGTACATTTTTGTATTATGTAAAAGACACAACTGCTAGAGCAGAGGCAAGTATA